TTCTTTTTGCAGAAACGTAATTAAACTGAACGAAGAATCAATGTTGTACCTGCCGTCCTCATTAAACAGCGTGAAAGACAGGGATTCCGCAGGCAGTTCCGTGCTGACAGGGCTTGCGGCCCGGTTATGGGTAATGGAGATAATATCCTCGTCGGAGAAGGAATAGGCGATACCGAACAGCATACTGTTGACCCGTATTCTGTTGTACGGCCTCGCCTTAATAAATTCGATCCTGATTCGGTCTGCGTCTTCAATTCCCAGTTCTCCCTGATAGATCACATCGGTGTTGCCAGTAACAGACCAGGTGTTTTTCAGCGTTCCGTTTTCATAGGCTGTAATGGTAAAATCAATTGGAGCGGTTCCGGTCGCTGTGTCAAACTGTAACGTAATGCCAACCATGCTGTGGGGAGTAGAAAAGGATACATCAATATATGGATTAGAAAGGAATATTCCCGCGCCGTTGGAAACCGCGCTGCTGATATATCCGGTGTCATAAGGATTGGCGTCATTTAGAAACCTCTGTTTTCCGGTGAGCTGCCAAAAGTTCTGCTCCCAGGAGGCATAGCTTTCTGTTATATCGTTCACGCCGGTTTGGATTCCCGAGGGATCGGAAAAGGATACCCCCGGGGAAACCGTGAACGCCGCGTCGCCAAACGCGTATTGGTCGAGAACGCCGAAGCTTATCTTCGCGTGCATTTGATTCCGGATTCCCTGGGTGCGGTGGAGTTGGATCGCTTTTTGATATTCTGGAGAAACATATTTCATACGCCCACCGCCTTTAAACCTGAATCAAATTGGCGGTTACGTCCTTCCAAAAGGAAGGTCGCAGCGTCTGCGGGTTTACCATATACGGGATTCCGGAACGGTCGCCAACGTACATGGTTAAATAGGTATAGTTGTTAATCCGGGGATCAAATACCCGAAAACGGTTCACGAACGAGCCGCCCTGGGACCGGTCAAAGAGCTTCAGAAAATTCATCATTTCCTGCGGATAGAGAACAGGAAATTTCATTTCAATTTTTAATTTGTCGTTGCCGATTACCTGACCGATAAAGTTGCCATTTTGGTTTCGGCCTCCGTCAACTAAGGTGGAGATGCTTACTTTTCCGCTGTTTAATGCTGGGGCGGGGAGAGCGATTCCTCCGTCTGTTTCAATCCAAGCCAGTTTATCCCTCCTTATACTGGAATTGTGCTGGTGGTCATGCGGTAGCCCTGGGCCTGTTCTACCTGTCGCTGGTTCCGGTATACCGCGCGTCCGTCAAGATTAATCGTCTCATTGATCTGGATCGGCCTGTCCGCTTGCTGCGCCTGGGCGGAAACTACAGCGTTGTACACGGCCACGGCGATGGCTTCTGTAATTTGTTCGTTATTGGCTACCGCCGTCCTGCCGCCGATAGAACCGATCATTTCCGGGTTGCCCGGCTCATTTGCTACAAACAACTGGCCGGGAGTGGGGAAGCCGCCGGAGGCAAAAGTTGGTACACTTTCATAACCTTTTGTATACCCCGAGGAGAAGCCTGAAAAGAAACCTTTTACGCTGTCCCATAGCCCTCCGAAAAAACCACTCAATTTGTCTCTTAGCCAAGTACCTACGCTCATGATACCGTTCCAGAGCCCATATATCATATTTTTTCCGGCTGTCACCAATGAATTTGGCAAACTTTTAAACCAATCTACGATATTATTTAGTATTTTTGGAAGTTCTTCGTTGAACCATTTGATGGCGTTATCCTTCCATTGCATAATTGTATTTTTGAATTCGTCCAACTTTTGCTTGATTTTGTTAGGCAAATCCCTGAACCAACTAACCACACTATTAATAATCTCCGGGACTTTTTCTGAAACCCATTTACAGACATTATCTTTCCAAGCGGATAGCTTACCAATTACAAAGCCAATAGCCTCACCTATCTTATTGGGTAAACCTTTAAACCAATCAACGATGCCATTTATGACCTCTGGAACTTTTTCTGAAAAGAAAGTAGTAATCTCATTCCATTTATCAGAAATTGTTGTTTTAACAGATTCTAACCCCCAGTTCCAGGCATCACTAAACGCCTGACCGCCCTTTTCACGGAATAATTCCGCCGCGACAGCTATTGCGTCTTCGCCTAAAATGGCTTCCGCTATGGCTACGCCCCAGGAATCAGATTCTAACTGAGTTGCCATAGATTGAGCGAAACTATCTCCGGCGCTCTGCATATCACCTGAAAATAAAGATTGTACTCCTTCCCAGTTTAAGGATCCGACCTGTTTTATGTTGTCCCAGTTTGTTGCGACTTCTGTAACTACAGGCATTAAGGCAATTGCGACAGGGATTGCCCAGGCACCCGCACCTAGCAAAGTTGCCCCGATACCTACCATAGCGCCTGAAATCATACTGTTTACAGCGGATTCTAATGAAACGTTGTCATATTCTCCTGAAAAAATGTTATTAATATTTTTCAATTCCAGCGCAACGCCGATTGAGATTGCTGTTAATCCGACAAGCCTTTTTAAAGAACCTAAATTTCCCGCAAACTTATTAGAAATTTTCCAAGCTAAAATTCCGGCCCCGATGGCGGCTACAATGGGCAAAATAGATTCAAAGGTCTTTTTTAGGCTATTAGCTTGTTCATTCAGCCCATCTAAAAAGTTATAAGATTCAATAGGTAAATCCAAATCCCCGCCGTAAGAACCGCCGGAAGCGCCGCCGCTTCCCCCGATACCTCCAGAGGCTGTCCCGGTATCAGGATTGAGAATATTCAGCTCATCAAAGCCGAGAGTGTGATCCTTCAGCTTTTTAGCCGCGGCAGCCGCGTCGCCTAAAGCACCTGTGGTATCCTCGATTTCGTCCGTGGCCACTCCCGCGCTGGTCCCGATGCTGTCCATACCGGAATAATCGATTTCCGGCAATTCGACGTTAAAGAACGCAGCTATTGCTCTGACAGCGTCGGTCAGCACGGAGACAAACGCCTGTACCCAGGGGATTACCACTTGTAAAATAGGAATAAACAAGCTTCCTAAAGCTCTTGTAAGCTGCTGTACCTGCTGTTGCAGAATCCGCATGGCGTTTGCCGGGGTTTGAATGGTTCTCGCCATATCTCCCATAGCGGATTTGGACTGATCCATTAAAGCCACATACCGTAGCTGGGCTTTCTGCGCCTGGGTCATGGAATTAACGCTCTGGTCGATACCATATTTATAGGCGTACTGCTGAAGCGTTGTGACAGACAGATCCTTACCTAAACGCCTGACAGGCTCGATCTCACCAGCGATCGCGGACTGTACCTTTTGGGCTGAATCCTCAATGCCGATGTTGTAGAAAGATGCGTAGTCATAAATAAGCTGGGTCAGGCCCTCACTCATAGTTTTAGCTTTGTCCTCAACAACACCGTAGCCCTTTACCATGTCCATAAGAACGCTTTGGTTGCGGATCCACTCCGACAGGTCGATTCCGGCGGCGGATTGAACTCTTTCCGCGTATTCCATTGATTCATCGGCGAATTTTCCCATCGCTACCGTAAAAAGATTTACGTTTTCCACATAATCGTTATAAGACGTGATCCAGCTTCCAATGGTACGTTTTATGGTATATCCGTAAACACCTATCTTAGCAATAACGCCGCTTATTCCAGTCCCAAGGAATCCAAAAGAATTCCCCGTTGTCTTATTCGACGCCGCCAATCCCGTATTGCTGGAAATCAGCTTTTGAATACGGATAGGGAAAGCCTTGAAGCCGGCGGATACCTTTTCCATTTCGGAGGCCAAAGGACGCACAGCGTTGGCGACCTGGGTCATTTGACCGGCAAATTTGCTTAAATCCGTGGCAGACAGTTCTTTGCTGATCTGCGGGAGCTTTTTCAGGGCGTTTATGGTTGAGGTAAGCCCGGTGGATTTCTGCACATCGGACAGGCCGGATAAAGCGGATTTTAATTCCGTTATCTTTTTGCTGTTGATATTCAAACCAGAAAGAGCGCCGTTCAGCTTACTCAATTGGTTCGCAACCGTCGTAAGCCCAACGCCGCCCTTGGTGATGCCTTTTAAATTGTTTAAAGCGGAGGTGAGCTTATCAACTTTAAGCGCTGCTTGATCTGCATTTGATTGTACTTTTAGTTCCAGGGTATCCAGTTCAACGCTCAGTGAGTTTCCTCCCATTTTTTGGTAAATCGGTTCAGAAAGGCGATGGTTTTTTGCCTTTCCTGTTCCGCTTTCGCTTCTTTTTCTTCCTCGGATAAAGGCAGAATCCGGATCGGCTGCTCCATATAATTCACCGGTTTTGCGCCTTTTTTTCGGAAAGCGTTGCCCAAAGCTGTGGAAACAGCGTTAAAGAAGTAAACGCCCTGTAGCCACATTTCCCAGCTTTTCCGCTGGGCCTGGTATTCCGCCGCTTCCCGGTAGGCTTCCGCCAGCCAGGGGTCCTCGTCCCAAAACTGGCCGGCGGTCATACCGATGGCTAAATAATAAGGAAAAACCCGGTTAAAGCCTTTTGTGTAATCTCCGACGGTGTACGCTTTTACAGTTCCACCGTCAGACGGCAGTTTTTTCTTCCGCTTTCCTCCGCGAGAATCAAAGATTCATTTGGCTGGTTGTAAAGCTCCACCAGCCGGGTAATCTCAGCGCTGGAAAGCCCGCCTAATTCGTCCAGAAATTTGTCCGTTTTGTCTCTGGCTACGTTTTTATGGTTTTTGCGGAAAGCATAGAAAAACAAATTAGGAATATTGGTCTGGGGAAAATCAAGTAGTTCTGAGATTTTAAATCCCCTCTGTTCCGCAAACCGTACGCTTTCACGGGAAAATTCCAGAACATATACCTCTCCGGTGTCCGGGTCGGTGATCTTCATGGGCAGTACCTTGTTTTCATTTTTAGCCATTTCAAATAACCTCCAATTAATTAGCCGCCACCGGCGGTAGGCTTGGCGCTCCAGCCTTTGATCTCGCTGGGGGTGATGTAAGGCTCGATTTCCAGCACAGCGTCCACCTCAATTGCGGAAAGGCCAAGGGGAGAGGGGTTTCCTGCGAAATAGAACGCTTTGGTAAGCCCAGGGATCACAATAGCGAACCAGGTGGCCTTATCGGTTTCTTTCGCGGTTTCCGCAGCTTCAATCAACGCTTCCCAAGCGGTTTGGAATTCCTCCGTGTTGTTGGCGGTAAAGGCCAGCGCACCGCCGGGGTCCTTTAGGCCGGGAATATAGGTTTTCCACTCCAAAGCCTCCAGAGTGGTGGTTTCCAGGCTGGAAGGCTCCGGGTTTAGGTCTGGAATCGCTTTGATGCCGGGAACGGCTGTAAAACCAGTAGTCGGCATGGTGCCGGAAGTGCTTTCAACCGCATATTGCAGGGTTACGCCCGCGGTAGATAAATCAATCGCCAGTAAATTACCTCCTGTAAATCCTATAATCTTCACTGATTACGCCGCGGTATCTGGCGGCGACGCGGTAAATTCTGATATCCGCGTTTTTCATTTGATTGCAGAAAATTCTGATAAATCCAAGATTTTGCATTTCTGTGTCGACCAGCTCCATGATCGCCTTACATTCCTGCTTGGCGCCGCTGATCTTATTGGAATAGATATTAACGCTATACAGCAGGGTCGCGTTGTGCTCTCTGTGAGAAGCGTCCAGAGAGCCCTCATAAGTGGAGTTATCCTCTTCAATAAGCACCAGGCACGGGAAATTTGCCGGCGTATCCACAAGCTCACTGTAGCAGGAGCCGCCGGGATAGCTTTGGGAGAAACGAGAAGCCACCTTGTCAAAAATCGCGCTTTCTGCGTCTATCACCTGAATACCTCCCTTGCGATCCGTTTAATCTCCTGTTCCATTGTGCGCTCTGCGTGATACATAGGCATCGCCGCCGGAGTGCCGTGAGTTAAAATCAAATTGCCTCCATCATCGTAATAACCCCAGGTGTTTTGCTTTCCCTTGCCCTGTCCATATTCTCCGATCCTGGAAACGCCTGCCGGACGGGGTTCCGGATAGGGCTCCGGTCCGTTAAAATAAACGCCTGCGCCAAATTCGATGAAGAACACGGAACCTCCGGAGGCGGCGATCTTCCAGCCGTTTTTGATCGGCTCCACGCTGACCTCGGCTTGTTTTTCGCCGTCGTACTGGGCGCGGGAAAAGCGGACAGTGGCTTCATAGGCGCCGATGGAGGCAAGCCGTTCCGTCAGTTCGCTGGTTTTTTGCCGTACCCATGCCTGATAGGAGGCAAGCTCCTTCAGCGCCGCGCGAATGGAAGAACCGCCTAGGGACATGGAAATGGTTTTTCTAGGCACGGACCGTCACCTTCTTTACCGCGTAGGCTACGCTGTTTTTCCACGGCGCACGCTTTTTCACAATGTAATTGTGGGCCTCGTCCGTGGAAGCGCCGTCCAGCCATAAAACGGTGTTTTCGTCGATAGGACAGGCGGTATCCGCTGTGGTCATGGTCCGGTCGTAGTCCTCCAGGGATCCGAAAAGCTCAGATTCAGACGAGCCCTTGTTGGACGATACGCACAGCCTGGCGGACTGAAGCTCTCCGTATTGGGGAGAGGGGGAACCGGTCCGGTAGCCGTTGGAATCAATAATTTCCGTCTGCCCCGCATACAGCTTGTAATATACCGTGGAAAGGTTGCGGCGCAGGTCACGCATTTAAAACACCCCCACGAAAGGAACGATTTCAGAAAGCCAGTCCGGGGAAATGTTAGCCGCCGCCCAGGTTCGGCTGATTCCGTTTTCCGAGTGGCTGATTTCTCCCTCACCGCCCAGCTTGGCATATAGGTCGATGGAGATTCTAAGCTGTAAGTCCTCGTATTTGGCTTCCAAGGCTTCGGTTCCGTTTCCAAAAGGATAGCGGCGGGAAAGGATCACGGCTTTCGCGCTTTCCAAAAGATCATTCAGCAGAGCCTCGTCGGCTTCGCCCGTTCTGCTTTTTAACCTTTCCAAATTTCCCATACCGCTTTCCTCCTTACTGTCTCGGCTTTCTGCCGCCGGTTCGCTTCACAGGCTGTTCCGGTGACTTCTCAGGCACCTTCACGGGCTGATTTTTCACAATTAATCCAATAAACCGCGCCATAGCGTTAGCCCTCGGACGCGGGCGCCATGATGCCGGCGTTAATGAAAGCATCGATCAGCGCCTTGAACTCGGCGGCGGTGGGCGCTTCTCCCGCCGCGTAGGGGACATTCTCCACTAAAATATCGCCGTTGGTAAAAGCAAAGGTTCTTTCTTCCGCCATTAATACCACCTCCATTAAGCGTTGGCCGTAGCCGCTCTGTGCAGGTAAATTCCCGCTACCTTGTTGTTTTCCACGAACGCGTCATGGTAAATCCGGTAATCGAATTTCCAGGCGTCCGCGCTCTGGTTCACCTGGGGACTGAAAATTCTGGGGACTACATGCTTGGCGATCTGAACCACCGCGGACGGGTGGATAATCATAAAGTTGATCGGGTAAGAGGTGCTGGCCGGAACGGTAAATCCGCCTTTGGTTTCGCCGGCGGAAAGGCCGTCGTTCAGGGTGATTCCAGTGTTGAATCTGCCCTTCGGCACCTTAATCACCCGCATACCGTCGTAATAGTCAATGGCGGTTTCGATGCCACGCTCTCCGTTCTGCACATACCGGGTGATCTTGTCCTTCAGGCCGGCGTAAGCGGTTTCGGAGATAAACAGGATACGGCCCTCCTCCGGGACCTCGTCGTCGCCCATTATGGTTTCCGCCTCCTGAATCAGGGAGGGGACGTCGGTGGTGCCAACGGTGATATCCGCCGGCGTGCCGGAGCTGATGCCGGAGGTGCCGGCGTATTTCGCGAACCGGTAGGCGTCGATTTCCGGCGTTACCTGGGTGCGGATAAATTCCCCGGCAAGGGTGCCGAAGGCCATGCCCATTGTTTCGTCGTTGTCCATGACGTCCACCATGAAGGAGCGTCCCCGGTCCTGTGTCAGCTTATAGGGCTCCCAGCCTCCGGTGACGGAACCGGTCACAAAGCCGGCGTTTCTGGAGTAATTTCCCAAGCCGTCCAGGCTCATGGTGTAAAGGTTTACGGTGTCAGAGCCGATAAACCGGACCCGCTCATTCGCGGTATCTAAAATAGAGGTTTTGGAGCTTGCTTTGTATACCTCGTCAAGAATTGGCACATAGCTTTTCGCAAGCTCGATTTGATTGTTATAAGGCAGTAAGTTTCTCCTTTCGATTTCAATATGTTTTCAACTAGATTCCCGCGCCCTTCCGGAACGCGTTGACTGGGCTTGATTCCACATTTTCGCCGTTCATTGGGTTCCCGCTGGAAAGCCCGGGCTGCTTGTCAAGCGCGCCGGCTGCCGCGGCCTTTTTCTGCGCTTCAATAAATTTCTTCTGATTGGAAAATACTTTCGCAAAATCTCCGGAGTGGAGAGCTTCGGCGTTTTCCGCCGCTGCTTCCGCGTCGTAGCCCAATTCCAGATAAGCAGCTTTGTAGGTTCCGATGGCTTTTTCCTTTCTGAGAGAGGCCAGCTCCTTTTCCATCGCCGCCCGCTCCTCCGCCTCCTTGGCGGCCTTCGCTTCCTCGTCGCTCATTTTGGCTTTCAACTGCTTGGATAAGTTCGACGCCTCTGTTGCTTTTGCGTCGAAAACTTTCTTTTCCACAAACTGGGACATATCTACCGGATCGGGTACGTCCAAGCTCAGAAGAGCGGCGACCTTGTCCGCGTCGCTCATTTCAGCGAACCCCTTGATTTTGTCAGTGGAAATTTTCATCGTTGTGCTCCTTTCGGGTTTTTTGAGTGCTTCTCTGCACTGTGATGGGCTTGATTATCCTGGCATCTCCGCCAGCTTGGGATTTTTGGTTTCTCTACCAATTAAACGATCCCAACCTCTTCGGTGCGGGATTCGTCAATAACCTTTGTGTTGTCCTGCGAGCCCCATTTGGCTTTGATGTATTTCTCCGAATTCGCCACGTCCGCCACCGGGTCGTTGGAAACGCCGGATTTCGCGAACGCCAGTTCAGGGCTGAAGCCCAGCTCCTTCAGATTCATGGCCGCTTGGGTTTTGACAAGGACGTTGGCCGTTTCGTTCCGTACAAACTGAAGCTCGAAATCCGACAGGTTAATGTTCAAATCGGTTTTTCGGTTCAGAATGTTGATAAAGATTCTGTCAAACAGCCGGTTGGATACCCGGAACAAATCCCCGGTATTTCTCGCGTAGGTGTTGGCCTGCTCCCAGCCGTCCCGCAAAAATACCGCCTGGCCCGTGTCGCTGGTGGAGGAGCCTCCCTTTAGGGTGGAGGGCATTCCGCAGATAGTCAAAACCTGCTGATACATATTGTCTACCAGCACCTGGGTTTGGGTCTGGTCCAGCTGTTCGCTTAAAATTTTCAAATCCGCTTTGTCCTGGCCTACGGATTTCAGGAAAACCGCTCCCGCCTGTCGGATATACGCCGGGGTGACCTGGTTTCCGTTTTCGTCCTCTCCCGGCTGGCAGTTATAGAAAATCATCAGCGACTGCACAAACTGCTCGACGCCGTCCACGCGGTTTGACTGGATATTATTGATCTCGTCCAGCAGGGGAATAACGGCTTCAAAGGAGCCCATTCTGTTGTTTTCGTACTGGTATTCAATAATGGGGATTTCATGAAGCACGTTGTCGGCATCCGAAAGAACTTCAATGGCTGTGCCGGCAACCGGCGTTCCGGTCACGACCTCTCCGGTCACACCGCCGGAAACACGGAAATATTTTTCCCTAGTAAAAACGTCGAAAATAACCCGCGGCGTTTCCCCAGTGGAAATCACGGCGTTTACTCCCATGACAGGCTCGTTTCCGGGATCACGGCTGTAGACCACAAAAGAGGAACGGGGGTCCAGGGCGTAAGCGCGGATAGGACACTCCGGGTCCTTGTATGGGGTAACGTAAATGATCCCTACGCCTACGGTATGGAACCAATCCGTTACCAGATTGTCGGCCTGCTGTTTCCCGCTTAAATACAAATACTCATTCAGCCGCTTTACCTTTTCCGTGATGCTCGGATCCTCTTTCCGGCTGATGTAAAAGGCAGGCTGGGTTAGGAAATAACCGTTTTTGAACGCCACAATTTCAGAGGCGTGGTTCTCCACGACCTTATTGTTGATTTCCGGCCTTACCGTTTTGGTTCTGCTTAAAACCGGCTGGTCCCCCCGGCGGTACCAATACAGATAATCCATTTCCATCATGTTTTCTACATGTACGGAAAGGGCCTCGTTTAAAATAGGGATCAGATTTTCACGGCTGATGTCCGTAATGGTGGTATAAATCTTTCTGCGTCCAAATAAATCCAGTTTTCACCTTCTCTCCACAAACAAAAAAGGCCGCAAACAGAATACAATCTGTCTGCGACCCTATGGCCCGCTGTTCCGTCACCGTTGCGACGGCGCACTATGTAATTTTCTTTCGTTTGATCTCTATCACGACAATCCGGCCGTTTTCCACCTTCACTTCCGCGATAGAGCCCCGGTTGACCACCTTTTGAATCAAACCGATTTCCTTTTCCGTGAGTTCTCGAAGCAGTTTCTCAACCCCCGTTTTTTGGTTGCAGAGACCGGATTCGAACCGATGACCTGCGGCTACTGAGACCGCCGAGCTTCCGCCTGCTCCACTCTGCGGCATGTACCGCGGAGAAAAATCTTCCGCGGCGAAATAACCTGATATCTTACTTTTATTATATACAATATATTGCTTTATGTCAACCTAAAACACTAGATATTGTGCTAAAACGGCCTTTTCAGCACATTGATTTTAGCGCTTACGCTGCGAAGCATATCCACTGCCATCGCCAGGCTGTCCACGCTGTCGTCATGCTTGTTTTTTCCAGTCATTTTGAAGCTGAAAACGTTCTGCATGAACTTCGTGTACTCCTTAGAGCGCTTTCCGTCCTCCAAAAAATAAAACTCCCTGATCTCCGGGGCCTTGTCGAAAATCCGAACCTCCTTCGCCACGTTGTTCGGCGCCGCCTTGCTGGTGATGTTAAGACGGTAGCCCGCTTGTTTCAATAGGGCTTCCACGCCTTCCTTATAGCTGGCTGTGCTTTTATTAACCTCAAACTGGGCAGCCTGGACGCCGTGTTCCCGGATTTTGCTCACGATCAGCGGCTGCGTGATGTTTTTCTCTCCGTTATTAAAAACTACATCAGCCACATAAACGCTGCCGTCTGCATATTGGAAGCAGACCGGGGCGCTGGTAAAATCTCCGCCTCCGAACGCGGGGTCTACAGCCATAAAGACGCGGACAGGAGGCTCCTCCGGAAGCGTCCCGTTGTAATACCGCATGTCCTGGGGCTCGAACAGCGCGCCCGCCCGCTCGATCGGCTCCTCCATATACTGCGCCAGCCAGGAGGCCATATCGTTGTTCCGTTCGAAAGAGGCTCTCCGCTGGTAATAGTAATCGTCTGAAAAACCAACTCCGTAATCGTAGCTGAAATTACTGTGCTCGTTTTCGTCTAACGCGGGAAGGTTGATGATCTCGTATCTCCGGCTTTTGAATTTTGGATCGTTTTGAAGCAGATCCATGCGAACGCCCGCCGGGTCAATCATGGACCACCGGGTGCCGCACCAAAGGACCTTAGCGGTTTCCTTCGCTCTGGGCAGGAGATTGTTGTCCACCTTGCTCCAAGCGGCGATAAGCCGGTCTTTGTTTAAAGCCTCCTCAATGCCGCCGATTAGGTCGTCCGATACCAGAATTCCATTACAGTCACAGGCTCCGTTTAGCGTTCCGTACAGGGAACGGCAGGTGAGGGAGGGGTATCTCTTTTTTCGGTCTAAATTAAAGGTTTCGTCTTTACTGTTGGTGCTCGCGATTTTTGCCGCCGGAAATACGTCGTGCCATAAATACGTGACCGGGTCGTTGATGACCTCTAAACAACCGCTGTAAAACGCGGATGTAATCACATCTGAATAAGCGGAATACAAGTTAGAGCGTTCAGAATCCCGTCCCACCAGCCAGGTCATGAAAAACATCAGCATACTAGTTTTTCCCACTCTGGGAGGCATTGACAAAAACAGCTCGTCCAGTTTATCGTCCACCAGCTGTTGGAGCGCATTGGCGACCTGCCTCATAATCCGACGGCGGGGGAGGTAGAACCGCTCCTCCGGCTTCCGGTTCCACTCCAGATAAATGAGATAGCTGTCAAAATCATCAGGAGCTAAAAGAAGATAGGTCTTTTTGTTCAGTTCGAAAAATTCTGAAACGCCTTTTTTGCCCTCGCGGATTTTTTTGGCGGTCTCTTTCCGCAGCCATAGGCACTCATTTTTTGTCGTCTTGTCCTGCTCATAAATAGCCCTGGTTAAATCAAAATAGTCCCGGTAAGCCTGTAAATGATCCGGTTCCTTTTCAATTGCTTTTTGGATTGCGAAAAGGGTTTCTCTGTAAGTCAGTGTATCACCTCACGACACTATATATTGTGTTATATTATATCACAATTCTATATGTGGTTCAAACTGGGTGAGTTTATCCTGCTTTTTTCATAATTCGATACCATTGAGTGCGGCTGATCCCCAAACGCCTGCAAGCTGCGGAAATGCTTTCTCCTTCAGCTAATTCGTAAACCACATTTTTTCGCGGCCGCCCTTCTTTAAACTCCGGATTATGTTCTTTTGCATAGGATTTTCCAGCCATCGTGCGTTCAACAATCATATCGCGTTCAAATTCGGCAAATGCCAGAAGTATAGTGACTAACAGCTTTCCTGTTGGCGTGTTATCCGCTCTACCCATATTTAAAATATGAACCGCAATTCCTTTATCCACCAGATCTCTGACGGTTTGTATTCCTTCAGGTGCGTTTCTCGCGAATCTATCCATTTTTGTGACTACAAATTCATCGCCTGGCTTCAGCTCCGCCATTAGCACATCAAATTTTGGTCTGTCCATTTTAGTTCCAGTAAAGCTGTCAAAATATATATTTTTTTCTGAAACACCAGCGGCGATCAATAAATTTTTCTGGTCCTCCAGGCTGTTTCCTTTACTTGCCTGTCCTGTGGTGGAAACCCTCGCATATCCATATTTTGTCATTACTTATTGCTCCTTTCAATGACAATTTGCCCTTGAGGTCTGGCACCTGCCTTTCTGGGCTGTACAACAACTTCATATCCCATAACAGATAACATTTCAATCGCTTTATTAAATGTCATATTTTTACTGGCTAATCTAGCAGAAACATCCGTCGCTTTTTCTTTTCCGATACTTTCGGCCATTGCTTTTTGTGTAACGCCTTTCTCTTTCATGATAAAAGATATCGCTTCATTAATAATCACATTAATCACCTCTCTTTACAATCAAATTATACTAAATATTTTTAATAATGTCAATATCGAATACTAATTTTTTTATCTTTTTGTTTTTGGGAGTGATCGTATAGTTAACTGAAGCTTAAATAAAATCATAATATCCCCCATAGGTATCACTAAATATGTAACAAAACTCAAAAGAATTGTTACATCTAATATCAAGAGAAAAATATCATAATTATTTTTATGAAAACGCTTGACAATAATAATTATATTTAGTATAATCTAATTGTACCAAAGAAATGCGGTACAAAAAACATACCAGGCAGGAGGTAGAAAGGAAATGCAAGAAGGCATGACAAACGACCAGTTAAACACGATGTTAGAAACCATAGCAAAGCTAATTGAAGCGCAAGCTAAAACACCGCAGGAAGCGGCGCAGATTGTACGAGATGCCAAAACAAAATAAAATAGGCTCCCCAGCACCTACCACAGCACAGGGAGCCTAAAACGAACAATGGCGGCATGGCCTGCCACATGTCGCCTTTATTATACCACAAGACAAAGAAAAACAAAAGCCCCGCCTTATTGGTGGGGCAAAATAATTTTAAAAAGATTGGGAAAAGGTATTGATATATCTATATAGATATGATATACTAAACATGTAATCAAGAGAGGCGGCGAGGTTGTTCCCCTATAAAGGGGGTGACAACGTGAGCATAAGCGAAACAATTTTATTGTTAAACTTGATCGCCGTTGTTATCTTTGGTATTCTCCAATACATAAAGAAATAACCGCCCCATAACGGGACGGCTCCCCAACTCAAACACTTAACCGAATCCTTGGGAGCAGCCGACCGTAGCAGGGTCAGCCGCCTTTCTTGGTTACATTATACGACGAACAGGGGGAAAAGTCAATGGCAAAGACAAAAGCTGAAATACAACGTGAATATGAAAAGCGGACCGGCTATGCGGCGCAGTCAAAATACAAAAAAGAAAACACAAAACAAATTGCATTGCAACTAAATATAAAAACAGATACTGACATATTGAAAAAGCTTGAAGAAGTACCAAATAAACAAGGCTATATTAAATCCCTTATTCGGGAAGATATAGCTAAAAGCAAGGATTAATAATATAAATTTAGATAACAAACCGCTTGGTTTTTCCGGGCGGCTTTTATTTTCGCTTTATTTAGCCCTCAGAGGCCGAATAAGGCGTTTTTTATTGTCCATAAGGAAAAAGTATCGTTTTACTGCTTCATGGCCTTAAAAAACCTCTGAGAGCAAAATAAAGATATTGTTTTAACTATAGATGCCTCTATTTTTCTCTACAAGCCCGATACAGACGATTTTATATGTTTTTAATATAATTTCACGTCTTAACATAAAAACCGCCTTAAAACGCCCCACAAACAAAAACCCGGCCAACCCCAAACGGAGAAAGCCGGGAATTTTTTATTTGAAGCGGGAAAGGGTAATAATAGCGCAACATTCATTTCTGCGGTCATACCATGCGCAGGAATATTCGTTGCAACTCATATTATGAAGCGGGCAAAGTCGATAGTCGTTGATTGATTTTTGCTCCATAGTCGTTTGATAGCCGCTCGTTTGAAAGTCGTTAACCATAGTCGTTACCTCCGTCATAGTCATACCATCTGATAGTTGCTAGTTTATAGTCGTTAATCTTCCGGCGGCAAGGCTTTTTGATACTGTTCCACCAGCTTATCCGGATCAGGTTCTTCTCCTAATGGATTATTTGGCGTTACAACTAAATCCTGCTGGTCTTTGTATCCAAACATATTCTTTCCAAGGAAGATACCAGAAGCGGGATTGATCTTTCCGTTTTGCATATAATCAACCCATAATTCCTCCAAAACATCGATGGCTTTTTTAATCAAGTCGTAATGTGTATTACTACGTGTTGCACCTGTCTTCCATTGATGGACAGTATCTCTATGTACTCCCAACCAATTAGCCATGCCAATCATATTTGGCTTTCTATCATTGTCAATGCAGTAGTTAAAATATTCTTGGATCCGTTTTTCAACTTGTTTCGGGTCTGAAATATCAATAGGGGGCAAGTCCCACGATACAAGTGCATGGCGCAAATAACGAGCATTGTCACCAGGTTGGACGTTTTCTTCCCCGAAATTTTTTTGTGGGTTAGGAACCCAATGGCGTTTTTGTTTAACGATTTGATTGGTTAATTCGCTTTTTTTATTCTCTGCCAGTGTTATTACCTCCTATAAAATTTGAAATTATCATTGCGGTTAATGATGCAGCTTGTTCTGGTGGTATACCGTGTTTTACCAACTGCAAATAAAATAAAGCGGTTGCTTCTGCAGTAGCACCAAGAGCGCTTATAAAATCTTCCATAATTATTTAATTCTTTTATGCTTATTTATTGCTTTCTTGTCACACTTCTCCGGCGGACAGCCTCTAGGCTTACCAGTATCCAGAAGATAATTACAGTATTTAACGAAGCCATGTCCGTGGGTTGCCAGTGCTCTATAATAGACGCACCCTTCACAGCTTTTCCGATTCATGTGCTTTGGCGTCCTTGCAGTAGAAGTCATCTTGTTTGTTAGTATGCCAGAAAATAGAATCTCCTGTCACATCACATTCGATATGGGAGAAAGGGCACTCTTTCTTATGCCTATGTACGCAGTCCTTGCAAGTGGTGTGCGGTTTGGGCGGGTCTTTGCTTGCCACCAGAACGGAACAAAGCAAGAAGCCTAACGGTGCGCCTAAAAAGTACCCTAAAAGTAATAATTGCCAGCCTGCCATATCAATTCTCCTTCCTCTCACCGTAGCTGCAAAAGTCATCACCTTCATGCAGCGTAATTCCGTTTTTTCCATGAAGATAACACCCAAATGGTTTTCTTCTGCTTCTCTCAAAAGAATGTTTACAATCCTTACATCTAACTACGGGGACAGCGTCTGTATTTCGATGAAGTTCCTCCACCGCCTGATCTCTTTCATGTCTTAGGTGGTCAAGTTCTGCGCGAAGTTTTCCGAATGTATTTTTATCCCAAAAGACAATACGCCTTTTTAACTGTATATTCTCTGATAGCAGCTTTTCAATAGCATCGGAGGCGTCTTTTAGTTCGTCCAAAGCACAAAGGGTATACATTTTTCGCAGTCTCTCAACTAAATTCTCATACATAGCTAATCCTCCTCAGGTGGTTTCTGAATCGAAATACTTTTCCCAAGCGGATATAGGGCAATCCAGTTTATTAATATCA